CGACAAACCCATTTGCAGCAACACTCATACGAGTTAATGATCCAGCCCCGTTAGATGTTTGAAAATACAAAGGTAGATAAGAAGTTGTTCCAAGTGTGCCTGTTTGAATATAATGGGCTGTGCTATCTGTACGAAGAGAAGCATAACCTGCATTATTAATATCCGAAGAATTCCAAACAGAAATAGCAGCAGTTGTTGATGAACCGTTTGGAATTATATAAGGAGAAGTTGCACCATTAGTTACATTAGTTTGAAACGATAACCTACTTGTAAAAGTACCATTACTCATATCACCAACAATACGTTGGCCAGTTGAATTAAATGTTAAATTACCAGTAGCAACTGAAAAGGCATTAGCAACAACTGTATTACTGCCAATTGTAACAGAATTCGCAGCCGAATTGACTGTTAAGTACTGGGCAAATAATCCAAGTTGTTGACTTTGTGCCATGGTTCAAATTTCCAATTTAATTAGCTAACCCAAGGCGCACTTTTTGATACGATTGGAGGATTGATCTGACTATCAATATTGTTATTTATATTGGTTTGTAAAGTTTCAACTTCAAGGTTTGCCTCTAACCAACCGATAACGGTTTCTTCGGTTAGGTCATCAAACTCAATAAAGCTACCTGCCTCTGGATCTTCAAGACCCATTGAACCATAAACGTCGGCTGAGTATGTGCCGTCTGTGCCTGTATAGCGCCAGTGAATTGTTTTAATAATATCAGTAAGACCATCCTTTGAAGGGACGCATTCTAGAGGACTTACAGACCATTTGTATTCTATTGACATTGTTTAATTCCTTTTTTTATATATTTAATTTTAAACAAACGAATAATAAGATATACCACCAGCACCACCGCCACCGCCAACAGTTCCATCTGAACTTGTAGCGCCTGCACCGCCACCACCTCCACCAATTACCCAAACTTTAAATGAGTTTGTGCCAGTAGGTAAAGCATAAGAAGTTCCTGAAGTTAAAACAACAGTCGTAGTTGTAGCTGCAACAATTTGTAAAATAATAATTCCTTGACTGCCCGCACCACCACTTTGAGTTGCAGTATATCCAGAGGCACCACCTCCACCACCACCATAAGACCCAGCACCACCATTACCTCCCCAATATCCAGCACCACCACCACCAGCTCCAATCCCAGTAGCAGCAGAACCATTTTTACCATTATTTGGAGTGTCGCCAGAGTCTGCACCAACACCACCTGTTCCTAGAGAATATCCAGAACCAGATAATGCAGCACTTAAACCATTAAAATCAATTGCAGCAGCACCATTGGCACCACCTCCACCAGTGGCAGATGCACCATTAGAACCATTAATACCACCGCCAGCACCACCTCCAATATCACCAGTTTGACCTGCACCAGTACCACCAGTAGCGTTAAACTGTCCTCCTGTTGCAGTTCCTCCAGCAGCAGTTGCTCCATTATTAAACTGTCCACCAGCGCCACCATTAGCAGTTATCGATACTGCAGAAAAAGAAAAAGTAGTTGCGCCACCAGCTGATCCATTACCAACACCACTTCCAGCGCCGCCAGCCGACCCGATCGCAAAAGTTATTGAACCAGAATATTTAACAAATGCTGGCCAAGTATTTGCTGTTCTTCTAGAAAATACTTCTCCAATATTCCACAAGCCACTAGCAAATGTAGAATTTGTAGAAATAGTAGAACCAATAATTCCACCGTTTATTCTGTTTCTTGGCATTAGCTAATTTGCTCCCAACTACAAATAGCGGAAATATAACTTGCAGACGAAGCGTTAATTTGAAGTGAATTATTTTCAAGCAAATAAATTTGAGTATCTTTACCAAGAATCGAAACTGCTGCTGATGAAGGAATAGCAACGTTTGCAATTAAATTAGTATTTGTACCTGCCTGATTTAACTGTACAGTAACAGAAATTGATGAAGTACAAGCATTAGTTAAGTTTAAACTGTTAATTTTGTAAATATTACTAGAGCTTGCTGGATTTTGAACTACGTTTGCATATGCAGTACCAACTGCCAAAATACCAGTATTTCCATAAATTGTTGATACATTGACTATATTTGGGTTTGCCATTTTATCCTCCGAATACTATCGCCATCGCGATAGTTTTTCCTATTGTTGTCGACCAGTATGTCGCTGTTCCATTTGATGTTAAAACTTGTCCAGCTGTGCCATAACTGCTATTTGCCTGTAATCCAACAGCAACCGAAGAGCTCCCAAGTATTACATTTCCTTGATGATATGTTGTGCCATTTATGTCAAGTTTTGCTGCTGGTAAAGTTGTGCCAATACCAACATTTCCATTTACATCAATTCTCAAGCGTTCAGTGTTACTTGTCCCTAATGCAAAATAACTTCCAGCATAACTACTTTGATTAAAAAATAACAAAGAGTCATCAGTTTGATTGTAGGAAATTTTGGCAAATGTTCCAGTTGATGTTGCGCCTTGAATGTTAAAGATAACTTGTTCGCCCGAAACATTTGGGTTTTTAATTGTAAGTTTGCTATTTATCGTGGTAGTCCCCCCAATCCCCACATTACCGCTGGAGTCGATGCGCATACGTTCGGCAGCGTTTGTGGTAAATCGAATGGGCGCGTTGTTCACCGTTCCAATCAGAACGCCAGTTGCATCATTGCCAAAGGTGGCGTCAGCAACCGTACCTTTAACCGTTATTGTTTCATTCGTAGAACCTGTTCCGAGTTGTAGCTTTGTGCTTGGCGAACTCGTCCCGATACCAACATTTCCATTGGCAACAAAATACGAACTAGTTCCAATAGTAAACGTATTTGTAGAGGTGCTATTGACGCTCATACCAGTAGTGTTAATCGTATAGCCACCAACGTTAAGTGCCGTGATCGCAGTGCTATTGACAGAAATAGCAGTTGCTAAAACATTCGCACTATTAGCTAATCTAACAAGATCATTCGTTAATGACATACTGGAACCTTTTTATTGTTATTTATTATTTTTAAGCTGATCGAGTTCTGCTTTTAGTTCTTGGATGGCAGCAATTAACATTGGGACAAGAGTTGAAGTGTCAACTTGCCACGGAGTTTTGATTGACCCATCTTCATTATCGTTTCCAATAGTAACTGCTTCTGGTGCAACTTCATGTAATTCTTGTGCAATTATACCAAAATCAACGTGAACCCTATTATTTTTCCAGTCAAACGAACGAATTTTGATTTGAGATAGTTTGCCAATGCTGGAACCAGCATCAACAATATTTTCTTTTAACCGACGATCTGATGTTGTGTTGTAAACGGTGGTTGAACCGTTGTACAAAATTGAACCAACGCCAGTGAAAGTTGAACCAGCGGCAAAATAGGCAAAATAACGGTTACCTGTAGTATCAGCATTCCAAGCAGTCCAATTCTGATTACCCCCTGTGGTCGTTTTAGTTTGCAAACATCCAGTGCTTGCTCCATTATATGTATTTGTGCCAATAAGAACATTGCCTAAAGTATCAATACGCATTTTCTCTAGAGCTGCTAATCCGCTTCCAGCGATTGCCGTACTAGTTGTCCCCCAATTTTGGTTATAAAAAACAATATCCCCATAACCACCACCCTGAGCACCAATCATCCAACCGCCAGCAAAGGCAGCACCTGCGTAGGTCTTTGTATAGTTAGTTCCATCATATTTCATATTACTCATGATCGAACCATTATTATTATAAGTGTTCAATATAGAAATATAACCAACTGTTACGTTACCAGCGGAATCAATTCGCATACGTTCGCCTGTACCGCTTTGCGCAAAAGACAACGCAGAAACATAGTACAAATAATTTAATGTTGCTGTGTTAAGGCTAATAGCATTATCAAAAGTAGATAAACCAGTAGCATGAATAGTTCCGGAAACGTCAAGTTTGTATCCTGGCGAAGTTGTACCAATCCCTACGTTGCCGGAAGAATCTATTGTCATACGAGCATTACTACCCTGAGCGAAATACATACCCTGGTTATACCAAGATATATAAGCATCGTTTGTACCATCATAAAATTGAATAGCGGCACCATAACTTGGTGATGTTGATCTTAAAGACATAACTGACTGGTATGATCCACCAGTGCCAGAATTAGTAAAAATAGAAGCAACACTACTACCAGTTATAGTAAGTGGTGCAGTTGGAGAAGCAGTACCAATACCAAGATTTCCATTTGCAACAAGATACATTGCACTACCAAACGTGACAGTGTTAGATGATGTTGTTAATGTGGTAAGACCAGTTATTGCTGCGGCTGAAATTGTTGACATTATTTGTTCTCCAATGCAGCTAGACGAGCTTCTAACGCATCATTCTTGGCGGATAGTTCTTGGATTGCGGAGGTTAAAATGGCAATCATGTTACCTTCAGCAATACCAAGAAACTCTTCTGTGACAGCCGACTTGGTAACAACACCATCCTCATCTTTTACTTCAGGCACAATGACGCATTCATTTTTTCTAATGATGCTGTTTAAGTACGGCTTGCCAGCAAGGGCTTGCTGAACTTCCTGCGCCAAAAAACCAACTGTTGTGTTTTCTGTGTCAAAAGCATGGACCGGATGTTGTTTCCAATCAAATGACACAGGGCGCAGTGCCTGTACAATGCTCAATGCACCGTTCAATGTTTCCACATTTTGTTTGTAACGGGCATCAGATGTAGCAATCGTAGAAGATGTAGCAAATATTTGGCTGTTTACTTGTAGTTTATAAGAACCGTTTGATGTCGCATACCCCACCAACAAATTGCTGTTGGAGTCAATAATCATTGCAGTTGTCGAATTATTATAGTTATAGGTTGCAAGATCATTTGCACCACCAGTGCCGACATTTCGACCCATCGCCCACTTTATTGTTCCTGCGCTATACCAATTAAATTGACAGCCAGAACTAGCAGAAGAATTAATATAAATACCAGCAGTGGTTGAGGTTGATGATCCAGATAATATACCGCCATTTACTTCAAGTTTTTGACTTGGCGAACTCGTCCCGATCCCTACGTTGCCGCTGGAGTCGATGCGCATGCGTTCATTTGTACTTAAATTCGTAGAACCGATGTTTCCAGTATGGAAACTCATGTAAGCACTAGAACTAGCAACCGCACCTATTCTAAAGCTGTTGTCTACACCATAATGACCTAAAACACCATATTGAGATTCAGGAGAACCCTCACCAATTTTTAAAGTTGCAATCGCAGAACCACTACCGCCATTTTGTAGATGTAATAAAACTGCTTCAGCACTAGTAGCTGCTTTATAAACATGTAATGAACTATCTGGCGAACTCGTCCCAATCCCTACGTTGCCGCTGGAGTCAATGCGCATGGCTTCGGAACCACTAATATTAAATCTATAGGTGTTTGAGCTGAAAATTAAAGTTGCATAATCAAATCCTGATGAAGACAATGCAGAAAAAATGTGGTAGGATGTATTTGCACCAGAAGTTGAAAGCGAGAGTTCAGTTGATCCTGATGAGGATAACCTAGCATCTCCATAAACCTCTAATTTTTTAGTTGGACTACTCGTACCAATACCTAAATTACCATTAGCTACCAACCACATCGCACTACCAAACGTAGTTGTATTTGCACCATGAACAACAGCAGTGCTATTAACAGTCAACGTATTTGCGCCACCAGCAACTAATACATAGCTGTTTGATCCATACTGTATTCTGTTATTTGCTGTTGATTCAAACCATACGTTGGCTACTTGTAGTGTTGACATCTTTTAAACCTTAATTTCCGAAAACTGTAACATAAATCTGTTGTCCATCGTAAAGAGCAAAGCTAGAATTATAACAAACAAAAGCAATGGCTGCTGTAGTTTTTGCTCCATTCGTTCCATTAGAATTTGAAAATATAGTTCCTGGTGAATTGGTACCTAAACGATAATCTGTTGTGCCATTTATAATGTACGTAGTGTCTGCCATTGCAGCTGTAAAATTCAATTGATAATTACCACCAGAGTTTCTTGTAACAGAAGTTACATTGTATGAACTTGTTATAGCAGCAGTAGAACCAACAAAGTTTACCCATGCTCTTGTATTAGTTCTACTATTTACATATCCAGTAGTATTAGTGACTGTCGTTCCACCAACTTGTACGTTGCCGCTGGTGTCGATGCGCATGCGTTCGGTATTATTAGTACCAAATGTCAAAGGTATTGAAGCATAACTTTTAATTAAAAACTGACCAGTGCCATTGTCGCAATAAATTACTGACCCGCCACCACTGGCGGTTGAACCGGAAATCATAAAAAGATTTCCATCGTTACTGTTAACCCTAAAATAAGCAGATGCAGAAGCTCCAGCATTTGTGTTTATAACAGATGCAACCGTTGCAGCATTTTGGCTCTTATCTACTTGTAACAAATTAGATGGAGAAGCGGTGCCAATCCCCACGTTGCCGCTGGAGTCAATACGCATACGCTCGGCGTTATTAGTTTGAACAATTAATGAGTCATTACTAGAAGTTCCAATAAACGCACCAGCGGAGTTAACATAATTCCAATAGGTCTGCGTTCCATTAGTAATACGCAGGAGCCCACCATTTGTGGCGTTGTTCAATGTAAGTGTTGTGTACCCAGTTATAACATAGGTTGAAGAAGTCCCAACCCCAATGTTGCCGCTGGAGTCGATGCGCATACGTTCAGAAGCACCAGTTGCAAATGTAATTACATCGTTAGTGCCATTGAACGCTCTAAGTTGAACTTCATTCGAAGCAGCAACCATATAACCGATAGTACCTGTACCATATTGTGCAGCTAGATAAGCATTTCCACTTGAATTTTTAAGATGGAAATTGTACGCTGGCGAACTTGTCCCAAGCCCCATATTACCACTAGTATCAATCGTTACAGCATTAGTGGTAGAATTACTTGATAGTACCAACCCACCAGTAGCAGGAACAACAATTTTACCACTGGATGTGTTGCCAGTTGTCAGTGTTTGATTCGTTACACCATCTTTTGTTGTAATCGTAGAAACTGATAAAATAGACATTAAACTATCACCACTCTTGATCCTGTTGTAATTGTCATTGTAAACCCTGTATTAACCGTAAATGGTCCTGCAATAACTGCATTTAAACCAGCTGTCGTCGTATAATCATAAGACATACTGTTAGGGTTCATATGCGCAAAAGTAGCAAACGATGCAGTAGAGTTAATACTACTATTTATCGTTGAATTGCCGATTGTAATAGATGACAATCCTATTGATACGTTACCGACACTAATAACATTAGACTGTAACGCTACTGGGTTTACATATCCCCAAACATCAATAACATATCCGCTTGCAGGTGTAACTACAAGATTAATAGTTGTTCCGGAGCTAACGTCAACGTCTGTAGTTGGTAACTGTTTAACACCGTTAACGAAAACAGTAACATAATTAGGTACATAACCGCCTGAAATTGTAAAACTGTTTGCGGTTCCGTTGGCAGTAAACTGTTGACTCACAAGCGTATTTACACCAGAGGTATAAAGTGTTGAAACTCCAACAGCATCAACTAATGCACCAAGTGGAGGTGCAGGGCTAATAATAAAAGTCGAACCATTCGTAACAGTTACTTCTGTACCGTTTCTTAACTTGGTGCCGTTAACAAAAACGTCTAAGTTGTTAGCAGTATAACCACCAGTAACAGAGAACGTAGTTGTTGTGCCGTCACCAGTATACTGTTGTCTTGCCTGAAGCAATGCAGAACTACTACCACCGCTTGTGACTGTTGACCAGTAAGTTCCAGAACTATTTGAAGTAAGAACCTGACCAGCAGCGCCATAAGTTCCATTGGCAGAAATACCAGCAGTGCCAAGTATCAAATTCGCATTATATGTATGAACGCCAGTTATCGTATATGAGCCAGATGTATTAACATACGAAGCAGCAGCAACACCACCAAGATAGGAAGCGTTATTTGAAGAAAGAGTTGCAACGTTTGCAGCCAATCCAGCTGTTGTTTGATAGTTTGCTAGATTAGAACTTAACTGATTATTTGAAACAACGTTAGCAGCCGAAACTGAACCAACGAATGAAGTGTTGTTTGCTGTTAATGTTGCTACATTCGCCGAAAGACCAGCAGTAGTTTGATAACCTGAAGCCGCAGTGCCGCCAAGATATGAAGCGTTATTTGATGTTAATGTTGCGATGTATGCATTATTAACCGAAAGAGTCGAAGCAGCGGAACCATCATATGCACTACCAGTGCTATAGTATAAACTAGTATTACTATCAACTGATAATGGGTAAAGCGTTTTAGAACTAAACTGAACAAACGAAATTCCATCAGTTCCAATAGTGGTTACAACGTTTTGCTGAACCCAAGAAGTGCCAGCTAATGTAGATCCAGCAAGAACGTAAATCAAATCGCCTTGATCTATTTCATTTACACCAGAACCAATCTGGTCATAATCAAATGCTCTTGTAATTATCCAAGGGTAAGAACCAGAACCAGTATTTGATACAACATAAACACCATTCCAAGCTGTATTGGAAGCCGTTCTCATAAGAACACGGTCGCCATAAGCAGCTGATACGCCATCTAGTGATAATGCAATATATGGCGAATTATCAGTTATTGTAGCATTAACGCCACTAGTACCGTTATTGTACGTGGCTGTTGTAACGTCAAAAGTTACTGTTGTTGATAATCTAACAGCTGGGTGGAAATTAATACCCGTAGCAATAGCATCTGCATATAACTTATTAACAATATCATAATCGCTAACCGGAGCTGTCGACACCGTACCACGAGTTAATGCAACATTAGCAAATGTTACGTTATCTGTAGTTCTAACATTTTGATCCATACGATAAGGTAAACGTGCTTCGTTTACGGTACCAGTAGAAATGTTAGTTGCATTGGTGTAATAGGAAGCTGGCTGACTGTTCAAATAACTTGCATTGTTTGCAGTATTAGCGACGCCAGAAAACGCTGTAGAATTTACGGTAGTATATACAGAGGAATTACCAACATATAGGGTAGTCACATTAGCAGCTGGTTCAAATATCCCAGTTCCATTAGAAGAATAAATCTTCTGGTCTGTAATATTGATCGCAAGCTCGCCTGTGCTCAACGATGTTGTATTAGGTTGCTTTCCCGCTACAGATGAGCGTTTCAGCTTAATAGTTGTGTTGGCCATATGGCTCCCCTATAACTCAGTATATACTGAGATTAAAAAGAACTGTCGTCGACAGCTTTCTTACTTTTATTTATCGGTTTCTGCACCTCATCTGCGAGTTTTTTTAACTCTACGTTTTCATTATATAAATCCTGAAGTTCGCCTTTCTGGCGTTCAAATTCACGATTTACTTCTTCTAAACGAGTTTGACAATCACCAAGGCTAGATTGAATTTCATTTTTATTTGCTGCCAAGTTACCATAATTTGATTCTAAAACTTGAATTTTTTCCTGATAAGCTTGCGCTTTATTTTCAAATTCTTTTATTTTCATTGTAAGATCTTCAACAGAAATACAAGCTTGGTTGCTTATATCAATTTGAACTTCAAGTTGATTCTGTAGGTTTTCATACTCGGCTCTTTGATCCTGAAGTGCTTTTGAAAGCAATGATGCTCTCACTTCAAGGTCAATCGTTTTTCTTGTCGCTTCGACCAATAATTGTTCTTGACGTTGTACATATAATAGGTTATAATTACTTTGTTGATCATCATTCATAATATAGACACCTTGTTAGAACGAACCACCATCCAATATATCGTATATCAATGCAGTTCCATTTGATTGAAGAACGTATCCTGTACTTCCAAGACCAAGCTTACTTAAAGTATTACCTGTATTGGCAACTAGAATATCACCAGAAGTATATGTATTTTGACCAGTACCACCAGAGGTTGCTGCTAATGGACTTGTTAATGAAATGCTATTCGCTGTTACGTTAACGAAGAAAGTTGAATTAGCAACAAGTGTTACGCCAGAAGTATTTGATATCAACGCACCAGAGTTAAGGTATGTTTGTAACGTACCAATTCTGTATGTTAAATCCGTTGTATCAATATTATTGTTACCCGAAATATCTTGGGTAAGATTATAAAATAACTTATAAACACCGTCTTCGTGGTCACGGAAAAGACCAGTACTTCTAAGAGAACCGTCGTTATACTTTCCAGCGAAACCAATATCAAGCGAATCGCTTACTGTATTATTACCAGCAAGATAAATTAACGGATCGGAAACAATGATTGTTTGAACGTCTGTAGTTGTAACGTTACCATGAACAACTAGGTTACCACCAATGTCAACGCTACCACTGAAATAACCGTTTACGACATGAACGTTTCCAGAAAACACTTCTCTCCAGCGCATATCGGTTGTGCCGATATCGTATGTAACATTGGCGCTTGGGACTATATTGCTGTTGAAAGAAGCGACAGCATTAATGTTATCGGAAGAATTATTACCGAGAACAATACTACCATTTACAACTAGGTTATTGTTAACATTTAAATTGGCAGAAATAATAACATTGTTTACTGTAAGGGTTGCAGATGTTGCATCAACATTTGCACCTGTAAATACTATCTTTGATGTGTTCGCGATTAAATTCGAACCGATTGAAAACGATAGAGCGTTTACGGTTCCAGTAGCTGTAAATACACCAGAAGAGTTAGCAACAACAACTGAACCATTTACATAAAGACCAGCAGATGTAATCGTTGTATTAACCGTATTATTACCAACAACGAGTGTAGTGTTGTTAGCAAGAATACCACCAGAGCCTGTTAATGGGGATCCGATATTTACAGCAGTTGTTAAATTAGCTGTATAAGCAACAACAGATCCTGGTAAATTGATGTATGAACCATTCGCATACATTGAACCAATTGTAATATTGGCGAATGTAAGTATAACATTACTTGTTGAATTACCAACAGCAATATGGGTAGTGTTTACAATTGCACCACCAGTTGGTGTACTACCATATCCTCCACCAGTATTATACGATGACGCATTACTAGTGTTTGAAAAAATATTGTTTGTGGTAATCGTATTACCGATAGCCATTGTGTTTGATGTTTTATCAAACGTAAACCCAGCAACACCGTTCGCAACGCCCGAATCGTTAAACTGAACCTGAGTATTTGAACCAGAAGTACCAGTACCCCAGTAAATAGCTGTACCGTTGGTTACAAGAACCTGACCATTTGAGCCAACAGTGCCATTCGCAGTAAGGGTTGTGATTACCGCATTTGCGACAATAACCTTATCGATAGCCGAACTAGAGTTGGCTACAAGAGCTTGGTTGGCTGTAAGCGTACCTGGATTTCTTACACCAGCAAGGGGAATAGAGGTTCCGCTGCCATCTGGCGAACCGATCCATAATGTATTACTTGCAAGCGTAAACGCCATTTCACCGTTACTTAACCCTGTAACAGTGGTATTGGCAACCGAGCGTTTAATTTGAATCTTATTTGACATCTTTACCAGGTTCCTTTATTTTTTATATTTATATTTTTAAAAGGTTCCACCATCTAAATCTCCCACAGTATCCGCCAAGTTTAATTTCTTAACAAAATAAGTATCATTATCTGAATCATAAACTAAGGTAGCACCGTTAATTTCTCCATTAGCATTTACGTCGCCTAATTTATCAAGTCTGCCGTTCCCGCCGCTTAAACTATGGATATTTTTTAAAGTTACAGGCGGGGACGTGTCAATGACACCTGCAGTGCCACCTGTTTCAACTTGAATGGTTCTTTTACGAGAAAGAATTACGTTCGTCATTTTTATCTCGTTACTTGTGGCGTTACTGTAATAATACCCTCAACTACACGTGAAACTGTCGACCCATCATTTATTTCTACATCATATACGTATCTTCCAGAAACAAGATTACTGGTTTGATTAGATGTTAAACTTAAGGTTACCACACCGACAAACGGATCGATTTCGGTATTAAAAATAGCCGCTGGAGTTTCAGAAGTATACCATTTTCTGATTTGAGAATTGGCAGAATACCCATCCAAAACTATAGGATCGCCGTTTTCATCTTTGAAAGATAAATCCGTTGAAAAAGTTGCGCCTTGATCTATTACTAAATTTGCTTTCGTTGCCATCTTATACCGTTAAGTTAGTTCTGAAAATTTTAACCGAAGTTGTTGCTGTTAATGGTGTACATAGGAAAGTAACGTTACCAGTTGAAATAGAAGTTCTAAAAGTTCCCATAATAGGACCAGTTGAAATAGCGCCATATTCAGTAAAAGAAGAAGTCGTATCATCATGAACTACTAAAATTTTAGAAACCTGGTATCGTGTATTTGTTGAATCGGAGAACTGAACCAAATATTCAGCTGATCTATAAGTCGCAACTGGGAAAGAGTCTACTGCAACTTCGGCTGTTCCACTGAAAGAAAATGAAACCGAAGTAGTATAGGCGATTGAGTTAATAGTCGTTCCGCCAACAATTAAAGTATTCGCAACTGTTAAATTGTTACCAGTTGTATTGAAAGTAAGCGCAGCAGATCCTGTAAGTACGTTTGCAGTATTAAATTGGATCTGTGTATCAGAACCAACCGCCTGGAAAGCTTTTGTTTGTGTATTAGCATCTGGGAACTTAATACCACCAGTTGTACTTTCAATAGTTCCAGCAACAACTAATTTTTGAGCAGGGGTGGAATTTCCAATACCAACTCTGCTATTTGAAGTATCTATGAATAGAAGGTTTGTATTAAATACCGAATTAGAACCAGCTGTAACGTTAATACCGTTACTAAATGTTCCTCTTCCGATGTAAGAGTTGTTCCAGTAAAAAGTCGTATTACCTAAATCGTAAGTTACGTTGGCGTTTGGAATAACGCTTGCGACAGCCGATCCATTGTATGTCAACGTTCCTGTAACGTTAAGGTCTCCCGCAACTCTAAGAGTACCAGCAACGTTTGCATTACCACCAATACCAACAGTTGACTGAAGGTTAGCCGCACCAACCACACTTATTGTGTTTGAAAATACCGCTGCATTAGAAACGTTTAATGTGTTTGCAATAGTTACAGCACCGTTAATACCAAGAGTGCCAGCAACATTAGCTGATGACTGAAGGTTTGCAGCGCCAACAACGTTTAATGTACTTAAAAGAGTAGTCGCTCCTGTAACACCAAAGGTTGACATTGCATTTGCTGCACCAGAAACACCGAATGTAGATAGAGCATTAGCAGCGCCAGAAACACCAAAGGTTGATAAGGCATTTGCCGCACCACCCATACCGAATGTCGATAATACGTTAGCAGCACCAGTTACAGAAAGTGTCGAGGCTAGTGTAGTTGCACCAGTTACTCCTAAAGTACCGCCAACGTTTGCAGTTGATTGAAGATTAGCAGCACCAACAACGTTAAGAGTATTAGATAGTGTTGTAGCATTCGTTACACTTAGAGTATTCGCAAATACTACAGCGTTTGATACATTCAAACGATTATTAATAACTGTATTTGAGTTAATAGTTGTATTTGTTGTATTGATGATTAGGTTAGAACCGTTAATTGAAGTATTAACAAAATTCAATGTTGATGAAGTAGCATTCGCGGTAAAGCTAACTGTATTGATATTGACTTCATAAAAAGTATTAACATTAAGATACTCTGCATCAACGTTCATATCAGAAACGCTAACATCTACTGTTACAACGTTGATTGATACATTGCTGTTACTAGTATTTGATGTAATTGAAACTAATTCATCTGTGTTATATTTAAAAATTGTATTAGAAGTAACTGAAAGAGTGTTAGAAACCGCAACATTACCACCGCGAAACTCGTCCATCGCAAAAAGCGTGTTCGAACCAAAATGCCCAATTACTGTTCCGTTTCCGCTTGTGAAACCACCAACAACTGTATTATCAGTTGTTACTGCATTAGCTGACAAAACTGCAGCTATCTGATTAGTTCTTGCTAACCATGTACCAAATGTTTGTGTATTCGATACTTGAGTAATAATAACTGACATTTATCTCTTTTCCATTAATTGCATCAACATAAGTTTGATGTCGCTAATATCCTGTTGTGTTTTTTCAAGTTTTTTATTGACTTCATCATAATCTTCAATTACTTTTTTCATTTTCAATGCATGTTCTTTTTCTTTTTTGTATTTATTCAATGCTTCTGTGTTAACATTCAAAACTGCATTAGATTTAGAATCACGAACTAAACTAGGTTCATCTTTTACCTTATAGTACATTTTTTTTACCATTAAGTGGTTACTGCGATCGCACGATAGTCTTGTAGTCTTGGAACAACACTTGAATCGTTAGAAAGCAGAACAATTTTAATAGAGAATGACTTGTAAGTATCGAAAATTTCACCATTACGATTAACATATCTAATAATACCGCTATTGTTTTGATTTAGGTATGCAGTTTGGTCATTAGGAGCAGTAGTTGGTAGCTCATAAAGATATTCGATGAAATCGTTTTGGTTTGCTTTGCTACTTACAAGAGAATTTGTAGTAGTTAATAGTGTCCAATGTTTATTATCGAAAGTATCTCCATCGGTTGAATTCCAGAACTTTGCGAATACATAAACATCTGTTCCTGCTGGCTTGTATGCAGCAACATAGACCTTAAGATCCTCGGCATCCTGACCATCAGCCAATACTACCTTTTTAGAAACATATTTCGCAAGAGCCAAACCACTAGTTGGTGTTTTTTCGGTTTCTAAAATTGTAGTTGATGTATCAACTGTTACTGAATTTGCAACAACGTTTGATGATGTGTTGCTTGAGTTTTTAACATTAGCGCCAGCACCAAAAGTTCCTGTTGGTGAATCAACAATAATAGTTCCAGTGGTTTGGTCTACATTATATACGTAAACAACTGTACCAGTTGCAGATGATACTAGATCCGTTACAGTGTCACCGATATTAAACATACCATTTGCAGAATCAAAATTAATTGTAACCGCAGTGTTAGAATCTTCATTGATAATATTATTGATACCTAAAACCGAACACTTAATTGTGTCGATAATCGGGCTTAGTTTTTCAGAAACAGATTCAAAATCAGCATAAACTGATAATGATTTATTTCCACTGTAATAGCGCCATTCGTTACTCTTACTCATTACAACACGTTCTTGATCAAGGAAAATATTGTCCTGTGCAAACACTAAACTATAAATTGTAGAATCTGGGGAATACGTATTTGATAGACCCTGGAAAGACAATCCGATAGAAGTTAATGCAGGAGTACTAGTTGAAAACTTAGGATTGATAAGGTTATATGATCTATTATCAACACTACTTACTATTGCAGATGCTCCTGAATTTGAAGAAATAATCAAAGAACCAGAAGAAACATAAACAGTAGAATTAGATGAAGAATTTCCTATGATAATATTATTATTTGAGTAATCAATAACTTTTACAAATCCAGAGAAAACACTATTACCCATTAACTTACCAATAGTACAATTATTATCAGTAAATGTTGGAACAGAATTAATAACGAACGCTGTTGAATTTGAAATCGAAAGGATGTTTCTAACGATAGAAGTTACACCTGTATTGCTCTGAATGTAAATATTATCACCAGCAGAAAGTGTAGTTGTGCTTACGTTTGTCACAGTAGTGCTTGTTACTGCAACATTGCCTGCAGCAGTTACTGTAGTATTTGCAAAGTAAACAATTTCGTCTGTTTCAAATTGGCCATTTATAGATGAAGAAGTCAAATATTCAGAGTCGTCATTAGTTAGTAGCACACTTGAAGATTGTGAAATGAAGTTAGCTCTATTCAATGAAAATTTGATGTCTTCTTTTTGATATGGGGTCCAAGTAGAATTATCAGAAGAAGTAAACATAACGCCGATGTCACTATTTTTAAACACTGTTGCATTTGTTAATTGATCGACGCCGCCCTGTTCAGCAGTCCAAATAACATAATTTGGATTATTACTATCTGGAAGAATAGCAATAGCATAATCCTTATTATTTTCAAGGAATACTGGAGCTTCAAAAGTAAATTTAGTTTTTACAGAACCATTAGTTGAAATATAAACTTCTGATGGGTTAAGCGATTTAGAACTAAACGGAACAATTTTTGGACCTGGATAACCGTTAAATACTTCTCTAATTTCAACAGTAATACCTTTAGATGAATCTTTAGCATAAAAATAAAGATCGATAGAACTTACAAATATACCTGCTAAATCTGCCTTTTCTTTATTAACAGAAAAAGTTTGAAGAATTGGGTCAACTCTTACAGGAATATTGAATACAGAAACAGATCTGTCGATATTAATTCTTGAATCGACATTAGTTAACACTTGACTACCATTTTGAGTTTTAGATGATAGCTGTGCTTCTGTTGTTTTAAGAGTTATATTGTTTTTTGCATAAGAAAGATTAGTTCCAAAAAACTTAGCAGAAGCTTGCGTTTCGATAGTAGCAGAACCTACTATTAGATTTTGAACGTCAACAATCTTAAATATTCTTTCTCCAGTATGGAAAGTACTTCCTGGTATTGAAAATAGACCTGTAATTAGACCATTTTCATCAGCTTGAAGATTTCCAGGAACACCATTTACCATTTTGCAATATGATGTTACTTCTGAATCATCAAAAAAGGCATAAAGTTTTGCTCTTGGTTTCATTCCACGAGCAACGAAACCTACAATTTGTGGTTTAATATAAGGCTGTAAATTAATATCAGTTACATAAGATCCAAAATCATATGTATTATCTGTTTTAGTTATATTTAGATCAGTACCAGTTCTACTCTGGTTAGAAGTAGTTGTTGTAGTCTGGTTAACGAAATCAAGAGTAGTTGTTATTAACTGATTACCAACTTGAACAGTAGATGCAGTTCCACCAATTCTATCTCTGCTATTTACAACAGTTGAGGAAGAAGTTTCTTCCCATGTGCCCCACTGTGTACCCCATGCATTATCAAGCTGCTGCCAGTTTGAATAAAGGTCGATATTTTTAACAACCGCAGGGTTAACAGTATAGTCAACAGACCAATCACCATCAGGGTATAGTGTTAAACCACCTGTATATGTGAAAATAATGTCTTGAGCGCAGTTTCTAATTTTGCTACCAAAAGGTTGAGCAATATAACCTTCAATTTCTGTTCTATTTAATGATATAAGTCTACCATTTTCAGAAATTGTAGAACCGCTGCTTGTGTTGTACTTTAAATCAATTTGGTTGATATTAAACTTTGGACGAGCTTCAGAAGGTGTTGGGTCGATTGAAATTTTACTTGCTTCAACCATACATACGTCGTGACCGTTAAATGGGTCAACAAGAATACCATGCTGGAAACGATTACCACCAGTTGAGCTTTCGATTAATAGGCTTTTGGTTGAAAGTTCAAGAACACTCAATGAAGTATAATACTCAAGCTTTTCGATTCTCTTATCAAGAGACGAAATGTCTTTCATAGTATATCTTCTATTTTTATAGTATGTTATATTGGTAGTTAGATCATAACGCTTGGTTGATATTGTTTCTGCAGGAGAAAGAGAAGGAAATGGCGGAACTAGAATTGAAGCGATAGTCATCATATTCTGAATATCCGCTGGTAGAGCAGGATTTTCAGATGCTGAACCTTCTAGTACTTTAATATTTCCACGTTCGTCGATACCAACCTTGTCATATCTACCTACATAATATTCAAGATCCGCATCGAATGATGATTCAGGAACAGGTACATAACCAAGGATAGAATTATTGAAAGAGATAGTTGATGGTGGGTTTGTGTTTGCTAAAGAATAATCTGTAGTATAAACAGCAGTATTTGTTACCTGAACACGGAAATCGATTGAATTTCTAAGGTCATGAACGCCCGAAGTGTCCGAAACATAAACTGGAATATTTTGAGTTAAAATAGTATTAGCAGCAACGCCAGTATCATCGATAGGATACGAGTCAACAGAATAGAATCCAATACCACCAGTAGCATCGGTCTGGAATACATCAAATTCTACTAGAAGTTTTGAACCTTCTGGAATAGAAGCGCCTGCTTTTCTATAAA